GGAATTTGACCTGAATAAAGAAGTGATACCAATTCCCTAAACGATTTCGCCCATCCGATTTTCGAATCTGCAACATTAATAACTGTGTCTGTTTCATGGAATTTCTCCGCAACCTCAGGCAGCTTGGCTATGTACTGTCGCTCAACACTGAAGCCTACACCAGTACCACACATAAGTACGTACATCATCTCATCGAATGCTTTAGGGTGGTCGATAGGTAGGTAGCTACAGTTAAACCCTGCTACGTTGTCACGGTCTAGTGCTTCCCCTGCTGTCATCAACGCTCTCATGCTGGGCATAACATCTAGATCGTGTATGGCCTTGAAGATGTCAGATACTTCAAAGTCATTTAAGTCTGCTTTGTCTACCCAGTAGTTAACATAACGATTAACTGTCTCTTCCCAAGTCTCACGTCGTTGCTCTTCTGCGTTGTAACGTGCGTAACGTGACTTGTGTATGTATTGTTGATATGCGTCCATCTATTCAGTTACTCCTAGCGTTTCGTTAATAATTGCTTGTCCTGCCATCTGTAGCAGCATATACACCCCATCAGGGTACTGCTCGTTAGAAGCTACTTCAAACATTTCACCGTCCTCGTACATCACAACTGCAACCTTTACCTTGCGTCCCTCTTCCTCGTGTTCCATCGCTTTGACTACAAATGCTGATAGAAACTCTGATGTGGTAATCTCATCCTTATCATCTTTGCTTTTACCAAAACTACCTTCTACGACTTTCATAAGGCAACTTCCTTTATCAACCACTCTAGGTACACACGGGCCTTACGTAAATCCTCTACTCCGTTCTTGTACTTGTATCTGTGAATGTACTTGTGTACGTTTCCCTCACAGTAAGCACGAAAGTCATCACCTAGTTGCTGCTTGATGTAGTCAATAGCCTCGACGCCACCTTTGTTGTAATGCTCTGGTTTGTCAACTACGTCTACCTTGATCCACTTCTTCTCTGGTTTTGTCACCTCATCCCACTCTGCGGGTGTCGCGTTGTCAATACTCATAAACCTCATCCTCTAGTTCCTCTGTAAATTCGTCTAACTTGCGTATAAGTTTGTCTTCAAACCTGTCTAGTATTTCCTCAGATGAAATCTGTAACGCCTCTAGTAGATCGTCAGGGTCATACAAATGCAAAATCTTCTCCTTAATTTCTTCTAGTGTCAGTGACATAATCAACTAATTCCCTTAGTGTGTCTATAGTATACCATAGAATCTCGTGTTTGTCACACCATTGAGCCATTGTATTCTTAGTACTTTTGCTTACTTTTTGGTTAGGCTTCATAAGTATGAAGATAAGTTCTTGATTGCTTCCAAGGCAGTTAGAGACTGAGCGATACTTCTGGGTGTCTCCTGATCTGAAGTATCCTTTGCACTCAATGAGGTACTGCTGGTCGTTCCTTTCGTACACAAAGTCCGGTGTGTACTTACGTTCGATCCTGTACGGGACTTGGAACGGCTCATAGCTAAAGCCGTATGGTTGTAGCTGTTTCGATACGTCATATTCAAACCCTGATCTAAATTCATTAGGATACTTCTTGGACTTTCGGCTCATTGACCACCTCTGTTAAATACCTTGGACCACTTGAGTACAAGAAAGTACGCAGACCTGACCAACATACGCGCTTGTACTGGCAATAAGAGCAACCCACTGCTAACTTTTGGTTGCCACTTTTTCCGTCTGGTACGACCTCGTGACACACCTCCGGCCACTCTGGTTGCTCCACTAGCTTTTTTACGCGTTCTATATGCTCCTCTATATCGTAGCCAATCTTAGCATGTACAGGAGCCTGTGTGTCATCAGAGTCGTACATCAGATAAGTTAGATGTCCGTTCTGTTTGTCCATAGCTAACCAACCAAACTTTGTTTCTCCTTCTGAATGTGCATAGCCCTTAATTTGAGCAACGTACCCAAACGGGTCATCAAAAGCGAGACTTCCGTCTTTGAATTTTTTAAACCCAAAAGTGGAAGTGCTTTTAACATCAGTGACAACACCATCAATTTTGCAGTCCATAGAGCCTTTGATACCTGCAACTTCACATTGCTTTTGTTCATCTGTCACCTCGTGTCCTGAAAGCCTAGTGAGAAACAGCAGCATCTCCTCAATCAGATGCCCGTACATAAACTTAACATACGTGTTAGGGGTCATCTCCTCTTGTACGTCAGAGTTATTCACGGCGTTCCAGAGGTAGCGATCATCTCGCCCAATGTTAGACATACGTAACTTACGACCGTCACGCTTCTCTGTAAACAAGTTTGACATAAGTTTCTTACAGTTCTCACCAAAGCGGTCTATCTCTTCGTAGAGGTCCACGTCCTCTGGTACTTCTTTGGTGGCGACTACTTTGTAGATGTCCTCTACCAGTGAGTATATTTTGTTCATTGATGGTTCTCCATAAGTTCAGCCATAGCTTCATGTGCCTGCTCTGGTTTGCACTTGAACCACTCGCCTCTGCGGTCAAAAGATTTCTCCAGTAGAGCGTGGGCCTCTGACTCAGCAGATCGTCGGTCAGACACAGACCAGCTTGTGAACAAAGAGTAATCGCGGAACGGTGAAGACGTTTGGTAACCGTTGAGTCTGTCTTCTGAGTCTATTGCCATGCCTACTTTAATCCACTCAGAGAAGTTAGGGTTAGTAATGATGTACACCTGTCCCTCTTTGCTCATTTCGTACTTCGCTAGACTGTCAAAAGCTGCGTCTGTAAACGTCTTGTAGCGTCCGGGTTTGTGCAACGGGTGTGACTTAGGAACAAATTTACCATTTACCCACATTCTACTTGTGTTTCTATGCTGGTGTGTTCTATTAAACTCACTTTTGCAAGATTTACAATAATCTTGTCTCCCGTCTTTACTTGCAGAACACAAAGAGAATTCAATTAATTTTTTTGTTTCTTTACATTTAGAGCATATTTTTGTTTCCATATCAGTGTGTATCCGACCACGTTTGTCCAACTTTATACTCTCCATCGAGTGGGCATCTGAGGTCGAATGATAGACCCGACGCCTTGATGCACTCCACTGCGAGCCACCCAAACTTCCCTGCCTGTTCTGTGACAACCTCCGTTTGTATTTCATCATGCACGTTTCCTACGAATCTATAGTCAATCTTGTGCTGGGTAGCGTAGTCATCTAAGAGAACCAAAGCCCTCTTCATAACGATAGCACCAGCGGCCTGTAGCAGTGTATTTAATGCACTATGTTCTGATCTGACCCAGAGCTTACGTCCGTCAATTCCGACGAGGAAGCCTTTCCTAGACGCTTGTCCAACTCGTTCTCGTAGAGTTTCAAGAGCAGGTGTATTTCGTAGAAAGCGCCCCCTAAGCTTACTGCCATCTTTTGCAGTTCCTCCGACGATGCTTCCAAGTTTAGCGTCCCCTGCTCCGTAGAGGAAAGCGTAGATGAAAGTCTTTGCCTGAGGTCTTGTTGCAAGTCCCGCAGCAACTTGATTTCTGGTGTGAATATCTTCTCTAAGTAGGACACTAGTAAACTCCTCATCGTCCATGTAGTGAGCTAACATACGTAACTCCAGTCCACTGGCATCAACACCTACCAGCTTACGATCCTCAGGTACTATCCAGCAGTCTCTACACTCCTTACCGTACTGCGAGTTAACTGAAGGCACCTGTGCCATGTTAGGGGTCTGGTGCGTCATACGTCCTGTGACTGCTCCGTTTGTTGTAACCCTACCGTGTACCCTGCCGTCGTCCTGTACGTGTTCTAGCCAAGACGATACCTGTGCGTACCGCTTCTGTAACAAGAGGTACTCTAAGACCCGAACAGCCTCCGGTACGTGTTTGTTTTCCTCAAGGGTCTTTTCGTCCACCTGCGGCCTACCGCTGGGCGTGAGTTCCGACCATACAGCACCCTTAGCCTCAAGTCTTTCTGCAACTTGTTGGCGTGAGCCGGGATTGAAGATCGTAACCTTATCCTTAAGGCGCTTGCCTGTCTTTTCTGACACCCTTTCCTCGACAATAGGCGGGAACACTTTCTGGAGTTCATCCTCAATAGCATACATACTCTCCTTGAACCTAGCGCACAACGTGTGGCACAAACGCTGATCTAGTAGCCACCCGTTGTTTACCTGCTCCTGTATGATCCACTGTACCTCGTGTTCTAGATCAATGCACTGTTGCGAGAAGTCCGACAGTTCAACCATTAGTCGCCTGTACACTTCCTGTGTAACCTTAGTGTCCCTGATGCAGTAGTCAATCATCTCAGGTGTCA